AAAAACCCAGAGTTATTAAAACTTGGTGGTGAGAAAAAAGAAGCAACATTTTTATTTACAGATGTTAGAGGTTTTACAAATTTAAGTGAAAAGTTAGAGCCAGAACAAGTTACTGAAATTATGAATAAGGTATTAACTGCACAAGTGCGTTGCATACAAGCACACGGAGGTATGGTAGATAAGTTTATTGGTGATGCAGCTATGGCAATATTCTCAGCACCATTAGACTTAGATAACCATGAAGATAGAGCTATAGCATGTGCGCAAGATATAAAAACATCTATACAACAATTACAACAAGAATTATCAGAACCGATAGCTATAGGTATAGGAGTTAATACAGGAACTGCTGTTATTGGTAATATGGGTAGTGATACTAGGTTTGATTACTCTGCTATTGGTGACTGTGTAAATACAGCTGCAAGATTAGAGTCAGCAACTAAAGAAGTGGGTGTAGATATATTGATTGGTGAATCTACTGCAAATAAATCTAAAATTGAGTTAAAATTATTGAAACCAATAAAAGTTAAAGGCAAAGAAAAACCTTTAATTATTTATACAACATAGGAGTAATTATGCCAAGAGGTAAAGGGACATACGGATCTAAAGTAGGTAGACCACCTAAAAAGAAAAAAGTAAAAAAAACTAAAAAGTGAAACCATCATCTGCAAAAGCCAAAGGGAGAGCTTTGCAACAATGGGTAGTAGACAAACTTGTTGAACTACTAGGATTTGATCCAGAAGATTTAGAATCAAGACCAATGGGTTCTAATGGTGAAGATATCATCATGGGCGTGCAATCTCGCAAACAATTCCCATATTCAATAGAGTGTAAAAATCAAGAAGCTGTAAATGTATGGAAAGCATACGAACAGTCGCAAGAAAACTGTAAAGATTACGAACCTTTGGTTATAATTAAAAGAAACAGAACAAAACCATTAGCATTAGTAGATGCTGAGTATTTTTTAAAATTACATAAAAAAGATGATTGATAAACTAATAGGTCCAGTCAGCGACATAGTTGGCAAATTAGTACCTGATAAAGACTTACAGGCAAAGCTTAACCATGAACTTAAAACAGAATTACATAAAGCGAATATGGCACAGATTGAAATCAACAAGATTGAAGCTGGACATAGATCCTTATTCGTTGCGGGCTGGCGGCCCTTTGTGGGCTGGACTTGCGGCATTGCTATGCTGTACCACTTTTTATTACAGCCTATTATTGTATTCGGACTATCAGCAGCTGGACTATCATTTGACTTACCGACTTTTGACATGGGTTCGCTAATGACTGTGTTAATGGGTATGCTAGGACTTGGTGGATTAAGAACATTTGAAAAAACTAAAGGAGTATCAAAATGACTTGGAAAAACTTTGTGTTAGAAGAATTTGCTTGTAAACATTGTGGTGAAAACCAAATAGAGCATGAGCTTATAGACAAGCTACAAGAACTAAGAACAGAGTGTGGATTTCCATTTAAAATCACATCTGGTTATAGATGTGCAGACCATCCTGTAGAAATTAAGAAATCTAAACCTGGTACACATGCTTTAGGTTTAGCAGCAGACATAGGTGTCAGAGGTAAACAAGCATTAGAAATTATATCCAAGGCTAGAGACTTTGGCTTTACTGGTATCGGTGTAAATCAAAAAGGTGGCGCAAGGTTTATACATCTTGATATATCTAAAGATTCACAAGGTAGACCTAGACCACATATTTGGAGCTACTGATGGAATTTGATGGCATGATGTTTTGGAATATTATAATGACATTAGTATTTGCACCAATCATACATGGCATCAGAACTAACGCGACAGAGATGAAAAGAGTTGATATACTGCTTAATAAGACTCGCGAAGAAGTTGCAAAAGACTATGTAACTAAAGTTGAGCTTACAATTAGTATAGACAGAGTTATAGATCGTTTAGATAAACTAGACGAAAAAATGGACAAAATAATCAGCAAGTAATATGGCATTATCACAAGAAGAATATATAGCAGCGTTAGGAGACTTATCATCACTTGGTGTAGGTGGATTAGCTGATATAGGTGGTAGCCCTGATATATTAAATAGTTTTGTTGGTGGCGGTGGGAGATTTGGCAGTCAATCTTATGGCGCTTTTGGAGACTATAGACCAACTGTTGTAGGTGATCCAACTTACCGAAGCGGTTTTGATTATGCGCGTTCTATAGCTGGCGGTATGCCAATGTCACAAGTTATAGCGCCAGGTGTAAGTTATTCGCCTGATAGACCAGAAGGATATACACAAAGACAATTAGATGGAACAACTGCTCCAACAGTTATACAACCACCTGTAACCCCACCACCAGTTAGAGACGATCAAATATTTGTCCCACCTGTAACCCCACCTATACCACAAGTACCTGATGATCCTGGTTTCTTAGGCACAGGTATTGGTGGAGTAACTATACCTGTTGATAGACAACAAGTGCCAGCACAATTACCACAAATAGATTTATCTGGTATGGATTTTTCACAAATACAAATACCTGAAGAAGTAAGAACAGGTTTGCAAGGTTTACTTGGTATACCACAAATAGATCCTGAAGCTTTAAAAGCAGACATTCTAGGACAAGTGCCAACCTTTGATCCAACAGGTTTACAAACAAGATTAGGCGCATTGGAATCACAACAGATTCCTGTATTTGATCCATCAGGTTTACAGGAACAAATCACGTCTTTACAACAAAGACCAGGCTTTGACCCTAGTGCAATACAAGAGCAAATTACTGCATTACAACAAAGACCAGGCTTCGATCCTTCTGGCTTGCAAGAACAAATAGGTTTATTGCAACAGCAAGTTCCATCAAGAGATGATTTTATGTCAATACAGCAAGATATAGCTGAATTATCTGCAAGAGAAATACCACAGTTCGACCCAACAGGATTGCAACAACAGATAGCTGGTTTACAAGAAAATATTGGACAGATAACACCATTTGATCCTTCAACCTTACAACAAAGACTTGGTATATTAGAACAACAAGTACCAACTAGAGATGATTTTATGTCTATACAACAAGACATAAATCGACTACAAACTAGACCTCAGTTTGATCCTACTGGACTACAACAAAAAATTGGTAGTCTTGAGCAACAAATAGGTTCAATACCTCAGTTTGATCCAAGTGGTATACAAGAACAAATAAGCGCACTACAACAAAGACCTGGATTCGATCCATCAACTTTGCAAGAACAGATTACAGCTCTGCAACAAAGACCTGGATTTGATCCAAGCGGAATACAAGAACAGATTAGTGGTTTACAACAATCCATAGGTAATATACCTATGTTTGATCCAACTGCTTTACAAGAACAAATAAGCACATTGCAAAGTAGGGAAATACCCATGTTCGATCCTACTGGGTTGCAACAGCAGATTGCAGAATTACAAGGCAGACCTGGTTTTGACCCAAGTGGGATACAACAGCAAATCAGCGGTTTACAACAACAAATAGGTGGCATACCACAATTTGATCCGACAGCATTGCAACAACAAATAGCTGCAAACCAAGCTGCTATTGCTGGTATTGATATACCAACATATCAAGCGCCAGACTTAAGTGGTTTTGCAACACAAGAAGATATACAAGCAGCGTTAGCAGGAATACCAAAACAACAACCTGATATATCTGGTTTATTGTCAAGAATATCTGAATTAGAGTCTAGCTTATCTGCTTTACAACAACCAACTGGCGGTCAATTTTCAATAGATCAACAACTACCTATGAGAGTATCATAATGGCAATATCACAAGACGACGTATTAAAAGCTGCACAAGCAGAACAATTATTAACATCAGATGTTTTTAAAGAAGCTATAGAGAATCTCAAAAACGAATACATTACACATTGGTTAAACTCAAGAGACATTAACGATATTACAGCTAGAGAAGATTTACATAGGTCATTATTACTTTTACCAGAAGTTGAGAGACATCTGCGTATTATCGCTGAAAAAGGCAAGCTTACTAGAGCAAACATTAACAAAATTAGAAATATTGGTTAATACTTCCCTTTCTACACATTATTGATATAAAATACTCTTAAATACATTTAAGGAGTATTTATATGAGCAATAACGGAAAACCGACTGCTTTACAAACTGATAACGAAGTTACTACTTCGATGTTTGAAAGTTTTTTAACCCCTGAAGAGGATAAGGTTGATGAAGCGGTCATAGAAGAAGTAGCAGAAGAAGAAGTCATTGAGGATGATTCTGAGTATGTTGAAGAAATAGATCAACAGATTGCAGATGAATTGGAAGATGACGAATATGAAGAAGAAGTTGAAGAAGAACAAACAGATGTTGAAGAGGAAGCTCCGCAACTTCAAACATTTACTGTAAAGGTAGATGGCCAAGAGGTAGAAGTCACGCAAGAGGAACTCGTCAACGGATATTCTCGTCAGCAAGATTATACGCGTAAAACACAAGAACTCTCTCAACAGCGAAAGACTATTGAGCAGCAGCAAGCAGAGTTAGCGCAAAGAGATGCGATTTATTCGCAGTTGTTACCGAAGATGGAAGCCCAATTAAAGGGCGAACTGGCTAACGAACCAGACTGGGAAAATCTATATAGTGATGATCCTGTAGGCTACGTCAGAGAAAAACAACTTTGGGATGAAAAGAAAGAAAAATTACAAGCTGTTAGCGCTGAACAACAAAGGCTTCAACAAGAAGCATTAGTTAAACAGCAACAACAGATTCAGCAGTTTGTTGAATATGGTAATAAAAGACTTCTTGAGATTATCCCAGAATGGCAGAATCCTGAGATTGCTGCTAAAGAAAAGTTGGCTATCCGAGACTATGCAATCAACAACTTGGAATATTCAGAACAAGAAGTTGAACAGGTTTATGATTATCGTGCTTTACTTGGTTTAAGAAATGCTTGGTTAAACTCTAAAACAGTTGAAGCCACAAAGAAAAAACCAACACAAAAAGCACCAGCTAGAGTTGCTAGACCTGGTACTACTAACCGACCAAAAACGACAGCACCTGTGAAGAAAGCAAAACAAAAATTAGCTAAAACTGGAAAGATTCAGGATGCAGCTAAAGTATTTGAACAAATAATTTAATTTTATAGGAGTATATTATGGCGAAGGTCACTAATGCTTTTGACACATATTCAGCACAAGCTGACAGAGAAGATCTAAGTAATATCATTTACAACATCTCTCCAATGCAAACGCCGTTCATGTCGTCAATTGGAAAAAGAAATATTAAGAACGTAGTGTTTGATTGGCAAACAGAAGTATTACCTACACCAAGTTCAGCTGGACAATTAGAGGGTTTTGAACTATCAAGATCAGCTTCAACAGCTACAACAAGGGTAAGTAATGTTGCTATGATCTCAAGCAGAGATGCAACTGTAACAGGTTCGCAGGACGCTTCAGATGCAGCTGGTAAAAGATCAGAAATGGCTCATCAGCTTGCTATTATGTCTAAAGCACTAAAAAGAGATATGGAAGAAGCTCTATGTCAAAACGGCGCTAAAACAACTGGTGACGCTACAACAGCTAGAAAAACTGGTGGTTTTGAATCTTGGATTACATCAAACGTATCAAGAGGTTCAGGCGGTTCAGGTGCTGGTGGCGGTGCTGCTCCAGTAGATGGAACAGACAGAGACTTAACAGAAGACTTACTAAAAGGTGTTCTACAAACTATGTTTACTAATGGCGGTGAGCCAAACATGGCTATTTGTGGTCCACACAACAAGCAAGTTATTTCTGGTTTCACAGGTAGAACTCAAGCTAGACAGTTTGTTGATGCAAACACAGTTGAAGCTTCAGTATCTGTTTACTCATCTGACTTTGGTGAACTAAAAATTGTTCCATCAAACAGATCAAGAGAAACATCACTATTATTAGTAGATCCAGAGTTTGCTAAAGTGTCTTACCTAAGAGACTTTAAAACTGTTGATATTGCTACAATAGGAGATGCTGAGACAAAAATGATTGTGGTTGAGTACGGATTAGAAGTATCCAACGAAGCTGCACATGGTGTTGTTGCTGACCTAAACGTATCATAAGTTTAGTCAATAACCTTGAAGGGATGTTTCGGCATCCCTTTTTTTTGTGCTAAAATCTCTACATGGCTAAGACAACATTAATAGATCATAAGCAAGGTTATAAATCTGTATTTGCTACAGAGGATGACAAGGTTGTTTATCACACACAACAAAACATACAACCTACTTTAGACTATGTTAAAAACTTGTCTGAATATAAACCTGGTAAAGATTTTAGACATGTAGCTGAAATACCAATGGTTGTATATCAAAGAGCAGTTCGAGAAGGATGGGCGCAAGACTCAGCACAATGGAAAAAATGGTTAAATCACTCAGATAACAAACCATTTAGAACATG